AAATACCATGGTTATGGAGATAGTTAAAGAAGAAATCTTTTTTAAATCTTTTTCTATCCTTATAATAATAGTACTTAAGAGATTTCTTAAGTAATGTTAAATTTTTACCTTGGTATTGGTTCACCAAAACACATAGTGTTTTAAAGACCAACATTTTATGCCACTCCTTTAATTTAAGGTCATCAAATATCTCCCGTATTGGTAGGTATTTGATACTGGATCGGGATTGCAGGTGCATAGATAGCTCTGGTAAATCTAGTATATTTTTACCAACTCTCTTGCAAATATTCGCTGATATACGACTGACGTCGTTACCTCAGTTAATATTCCTGCTAACAAACTCCATACAAAAGTTTCCTTCTGTGTGTTGTTTTGTTTTCCCCATATTGATATCCATTTTCAACTGCTGAGTGTAAGAATTGTAAATATTTAAATTCTTATCATAGCAGTGTAGGTCATCTCCTACCTTAATAAACGGTCGATTGACTGTTTTTGGTAGTTTGATCTTACTATATTGAAAATTAAGTCAGTATGCATCAGTGGCGGTAGCGATATCAAAGCTACCGTTTGTACCCATTCCTTGACCAGTACCATATTTGATACTGCTTTTGGAATGTTTTAGATCTCAAGGACATGATACAACCAAGTTGTATCAGGCAGAAGCAATATGAGGGCCATATCTAGCCTCCATAAATTGCTTTTGTAATGTTGCGGGGAACAAATCTGTTCACGAAGTCATATCATATGATTTGAATCCGGGAATAGAAGCGTCCCTCGCCGCATTAAAACCTAGCTCATGGTCGTGTGAATACACACGGCCTTTGAACCTATGTTTAATGTGGTTTTGAACATCTTCCATTATTGGACGAAGAATAAGTTGAGTCCAGTAGTCACTTATAGCGACTACCCGACTTTTATTCCCTTTATCAGGAATAGATAAGATATATCTTATCCTTATTCTATCAGTGTTTGATTGCTGGTCAGCCAGATCTTTTACATATGTGTAAAGATCTATATTACCAGTGTTAAGACATAAATCGTGAAAATGATCAGATATCTCTGAATTCATTAACGCGTAGGCTTCTAACCCTGCGGTTTGCCATTTTGGTTTTCCGTTTGGTCCGCCTTTAAGTACTTTAGTGATTGGCTTAGCAATAAGTTTCTCACCACTGTACTTAACTGTCTTATCAGATAACAAATAGTCTCGGAATTCCGATATTATTTGACCATCTACCTCATTGTTAATAGATATTGTATCGGTATTAAAAGTTTCATTACCTTTACAAAGTCGATTTAGATAAAGTAGCGACCTAATTACTTGATCTGAGATAGGACATTTCCTATCCCTGACTCGGTAAAATAAAGGTCGGAGGCAATCAAGTTTGCTAGGTCAACGGTCTTTACGACCGGTGGCTAACCAACCTGGATTGTCAGGGTTCAGACCCTCCAAAAGATGTATACTATACAATCGTATATTATTATATCTCTTAGTCCCGTCTACAACGCCATGATTAATAATTAAATTATTATGGAATGTAATTATCTTTTCGATACACGGAATAATATCAAATTTGATATTATTTTGTGCTAACAAACTTACTAATATATTTTTGAATACAGGTCCGGTATTATGAATTAATTCATTACCCCTGTTTTGACCATTGGTATTTTTCTTGATGGTGTGTTTGTTAATATTTTTATTTGTATTATCAGACCCACTATTAGATACGGTTTTATTTATATTAGTTTTAGACTTTAAGATTTTGTTTTTATTTTTCAAGATTTTAATTTTTGATTCTAATAGTCTTATCTCCTTATCGTAAGAAAAGTAACGATGAAGGGAGACGTCAAACTTTTTAAGATTATTCTTATTAAAGATAGATACTCCTTTCCTGCATATTAATGGTTGTACTAATTTATTATTGATTTTTATCATATTAACTTAGTATAGCTAATATATGTGCTTGGTCATCAGCCAAATGGTCCCCTTAATTAAGTTTAAGTTCGCCTCTAATATGTTAGGTGAATACACCTAGCATAAAGGATGTTAGTTGCCTCAAGCATATGAAAAGTGCTTGGG